CGCATTGTGTCCGTGTACCGCGAGAAGAACAACATGATCGCGCAGTATTGGCGGGATGTTGAGAATGATTTTGTAGAGATGGTGAAGGAAGCAGGCCGGGTTAGGTCGGTCGAACTTCCATTGCCAAGCGGGCGGTCGCTTACGTACCACAATCCCCGCATCATTCAGCGAGAGACGCCTTGGGGGGCGATGCGCGATACCGCGCAGGTCGATACGCTGAACAGCGTGACGCGTCAGTGGACGTCGCAGATTATCTGGGGCGGGCTGCTGACGGAGAACGTGGTGCAAGCAACCGCCCGCGATATGATGGCCGTGGCCATGATGGCGCTGGAAGTGAAGGGCTACCCCGTCATCTTGTCCGTACACGATGAGATCATTTGCGAAGTACCGGAAGGGTACGGTTCGCTTGATGAGATGATCGAGATAATGACACGCGCGCCCGCTTGGGCCGATGGTTGCCCGATCAACGCTGAAGGTAAAGAAGGGAAGAGGTACCGGAAATGAAGAAGTATCGTAGCTATAAGGACTATCTGCGTCTCAAGAGCATCAAGCCTGCGGTTATCATCCACACCGCCAAGAAGCCGGGCGATGTTATTATCCATTGGGTACGTGGCAAGGAGGTTGTAGAATGACAGCACATGCTAAGTTCGGCGCGTCGAATGCGAAGCGCCGCATGAACTGCCCCGGTTCTCTTGAGGCCGAGGCTCCGTTCCCTGACGAGAGTTCGCCCTACGCGGAGCTTGGCACAGCCGCGCATGAGCTTGGCGAGTTCTGCTTAGTCAATGGACATGAAGATGCCTTCGCCTTCATTGGCGAAGAGCACAACGGCCACAAGGTTGACGACAACATGGCGCGTGCGGTGCAGGTCTACATCGACCACATCCGCGCAACGGCGCTGACGGAGCCAAGCCTGTGCCGCTATGAGAAACGCTTCAGCCTCGACAAGCTGGACCCGCCCATGCCAATGTTTGGCACGGCTGACTGCGTTATCTATGGCAAAGAGAGCGGGACGCTTTACGTCATCGACTATAAGCACGGCCAAGGTGTGGCTGTCGAAGTCGAGGATAACGCGCAGCTAAAGTACTACGCGCTCGGCGCGATCCTTGAGATTGGCGATAAGGCTCCGGTCAATCGAGTTACCACAATTGTGGTACAGCCACGCGCCATGCACCCCGATGGTCCGGTGCGGCAGTATAGCTACAGCCGCGACGAGATCATGGACTTTGGCACCGAACTGATCGACGCAGCGCACGCTTCGCTGCAGCCAAACGCACCGCGTATCGCTGGCGATCACTGCAAATTCTGCAAGGCAGCGGGCACTTGCTCGGCCCTGCGGAACGACGCGCTGGCTGTTGCGCAGGATGAGTTCGGCGCGGTGAAGGACGTCAACGATCTTACCCCAGCCGAGATTGCCGACTATTTGGAGAAGGTTCCGCTGATCGAAGAGTGGATCAAGTCTCTGCGCCGCCATGCAAATTATATTCTAGAAAGTGGTGGGGCGCTTCCCGGTTACAAACTGGTAGAGAAACGCCCCACACGCCGCTGGCGCGCAGAGGAAGAGTTTGTGGCTTGGGCCACAGGAGAAGGTCTCGATGACGACGACATCTACGAAAAGAAGTTGAAGTCGCCATCGCAGATCGAGCGTATCGTGGGCAAGAAGAACCTGCCGACGACGCTCGTCATGGCTGTATCAACCGGCACATCTATGGTCGCTGATACAGACAATCGCCCGGCTGTTGCCTCGTTGGCAGCAGACGATTTTACCGCTGAATAAGGAAACACCGATGTCAAAAGTTATCACGCCTGAAGCCGTTATCTCCTACCCGCACGTCTTCGAACCGCAGACCCCGCCGGGCGCAAGCGAGCCAGTCTATTCCTGCTGCCTCGTTTTCCCTGACGGCACCGACATGTCGGAACTGAAGGCGACAGCTGCGGCTGTGGCGAAAGAGAAGTGGGGAGACAAGACCAAGGCTTTGCTGGAAGGCGGTAAAATCCGTATGCCTTTCCGCAACGACGGCGAAGAGAAAGGCTACCCGGAAGGGTCGGTCTTCATGAATGTCAAATCTAAGCAGCAGCCCGGTGTCGTCAGCAAGTTTGCTGGCGAGAACGGCAAGCCTGCTCCGATCACGGACCCCAAGGAAATTTATCCGGGGGCAAAGGTCCGTGCCTCGCTGCGCGCCTATGCGTACAGCGTCAACGGCAACAATGGCGTTGCCTTTTCACTTGGCAATCTTCAGAAGGTGGGTGACGGCCCACGTATGGATGGCCGACTGTCAGCCGCAGACGAGTTTACTGCCACGGAACGTCCGTCTGCAGACATCTCGGACCTTGACGATTTGCTCTAAGTGAAGGGAAGGGCCGGGGAGTTCGGAAGTCGCCCCGGCCCTTCTTAGTCTAAAGCCTCGGAGATCATCTGGGCTTTCTTGGCTAGGGTCTTAGCCACAATCTCATCAACAGAATTGACGAGGCCGAACGTCCGCACGATGACGGGCTTCGTCTGGCCGATACGATGGCAACGCTTAGCCGCCTGCGCGTTGGTTGCCGGTACCCAGTCCATCTCAACGAACGCCACTTGGCTTGCAGCTGTCAGCGTGATCGCGGTTGAACACGCCGTGATCTGGCCGATGAAGACGCGCACCTTCGGGTCGGTTTGGAAAGTGTCAATTGACGCTTGACGGTCGGCTGTCGGCATACCGCCTGCCACCACCACTGGATTGAAGTCCTTCAGCTTATCGTACAGCGTCTGGATCGCGTCGGTGTGGTAAGCAAAGACCACGATTTTATCGTAGGCTTCATCTCGCAATTCGCCCGCTATCTGTGTGGCGATGGGCGCTGCCTTGGCCACACCCGTCAGCCGTCTTAATGAGGCGATGTGAGGCGCGATGCTTGCAATCTCGGAAGCCAAGTCTTGATTTGTAAGGGAGTGCGCGAGGATCATATCGACCGCTTCGGCTTGGCGCGGGTCGTCGATGTGTACCCTGTCGCTCCAATTATCAATCTCGACCGGGGTGTCCTGCCACCAGATAGGCGGCAAATCCTTCAGCACGATCTCGCCTCTGCGCCGGAGCATCATGGCTTTCAGCACGGTCTTGAACTCGGCCATGCGCTCGGCCTTGTTGCCGAGAACCTGAAGGCCGAACTGGCCGTTCCACGTCTTGCAGAAATAGGTCGTGAAGTCGGTGAAGTTTAGAGGGTACTTCCAAATCGCTTTGAGATGCGTCCAAAAATCACTGACGTTGTTAGGAATGGGAGTACCACTAAGAAGCCAAACACGATCAGCGAAACGGACAAGACCGTCACCGCGGCAATACTGACCGTATATAAACTTTGTGCGCTTAGCAGTACGGTTCTTGAGATAATGCGCTTCATCCAGAACCAGAACATCAGGCTCAAATTTGGCAATCTCATTGCGCACCTCTTTCGACTGAGTGATCTTGTCGTAGCTGAACACCTTGACTTCGCGCTCGACGGTTCCCCATCGCTCGAACTCACGACGCCAGTTGATCTTGGCGATGGCCGGGCAGATCACCACGACTTTCGTTATGCCCAGCGTATCGCACGCAGCGATAACCTGAAGCGTCTTCCCTAGCCCTTGCTCATCCGCAAGGAACGCAGCCGGGTTGTTACAGAGAAAGTCTGCGCCGACTTTTTGGTAATCGAATAGGTGGTTCATTTTCCCTCTCTGCGGCGTAACAGGCGAGAAGCGCAGCTTCGGCCCGTCCGTCGTCCTTCTTACGTGCAAAGAGATGGGCGTAATCCGGGAACAACTCTTGTGCCCGCTGACGACTGCCGTCCTTCCCTCCGAACGTGCGCATAGATTTAGTCCAAGTCGCAGGCGGGATCAACTCAAAAGGTACGGACAATCCAGCCAGCACGCCTTCGACGATCCCCGCTGCCCGGCCAAAGCTGAACATGGACGACACGCCTTGGCCCGGCATGGCGTGAACCTTTTCAATTATGGCGGTGGTGTCGGAAGTTACGTGGGGTCGTAACGCATCGGCCAGCATGTGCCCGTCAACCTGATTGACAACACGCGGCCCGCGCTTGACCTTCAATGTGGGCATGTCGATGACGACAAGTTCCCGGCTATCCTTGTCCAGAATAGCAACAGCCCCGAACGCGCCGGGGTCAATGCCCATGAATTTCATGGGTTGTGCCTATATTATTATGGTCTCGACCGCAAGTTGCTGCGTGGCCCCAAAGACTTACGATGGCGAAGCCCGTCGGCTTTGTGGCGACGCTTCGCTTTTGGCTGCGGCGTCCACGCCTTTTCTTTTACGCTGGTCTTCTTGGCCATTAAAAGTCTTCCGGCAAATCATCTGGGTTGATGGTTTTGATCGATTTTGGATCAAGATCGATTGTCAGTTCAGGCGCAGGAGCTACCACGCTTTCACCAGTCGTGTAGTTGACCTCTTCCGGCGCGGTCAGATACTGGAACGCTTCCGACTGCATCAAATCCTGTTCCTGCTGCGGCGTCATAGCACCGGGGGCAGCAGGCCTTGGCATGGCGGAAACAGGGGGAAGTTCCGTTGGCGTAGCGAACTGCGCCAGCGAGATCATCGCGGGGTTAAGCAAGGCTGGATTTGCCAAAAACTCTGGCGTCTGGCCTGCCAACGCCTGAACGGCGGTGCGAGACGAAAGCGCCGATGGCGCAACGCCAGCAACACCAACGAGACCCGCCAAAAGCATCTGCTGTTCTGGCGACAAATCCTTCAACTTCTCTGCGTTCAACGCTACGCCAGCACCAACACCCGCTTGGATAAACGGCATCATGCGGTTGCCCGTCATCGGGTTAGCAAACGCCTCGGTAGAGCGACGAGCCGCTGAGGCTGCTTGCGCAACCTCAGATGTACGTGCCAGCATATCGGGATCGGTTCCGAGGATCGCGGCATTTGTGGGATTTGTCGGATCGACATTTCTAAAGAACGTCATCGGCGTAATTTCGGACAACGCCTGATCGCCAATCGCGGCGCTTCTGGCATTGTCGTGAAGCGCGAAACGAGCCGCACGCTGGC